AAATTGCAGCAGTCGCTTCAGCCGCAGGAAACGTAATTGTAAATGTTCCTGAAGTCGAAGTTTTAACTCCACCAAAATCTAAAACACAGCAAGCAGCATTGGTCGTTAAACCAGTTACCGTGGAACTATTATAAATCACAGCAGCCTGTGCAGAAATAGTCGCACTGGTAAATGAAAGATCGGGTGAAAAATCACAAACAGCAGTATCCGTGGATAACACTGGAGTCACCGATGTCAATGCTCCACCACCGGCTGAATAAGTGCCTGATGCACCTACCTCGTCGGGTGTGTCGTAGATAGTAGTTGATTTACTTAAAGTCGCTTCACTATCAAAAAGCGCCAATTTAAAAGTGTTCCCTGTCGATGCAGTAAAATCATGCAATGCTTTCAGGATCTCCACTTTAAAACTGTTACAAACAGCTTGTACTATAGCCATAATAACCTCCTTTAGGGGTTCCTTGATTCGAGAGGGACACGAATGACACCGTCTCTATATTCATCTCTACGATCCCGCCCCATCTCATACGTGGCAAGATTCTGTACAGATTGATTATATTTTTGTTGATACAGTTGTATCATATCTGTCGGACCTTTCAAGTATGCAAGTCCTTCTAATATACAACCGTATAAAAGCACGTTGGGAGCATTTTGACTGATCCACGTGGATGTGTTGGAAGCCGATAAATTATCAGGCATCCTTAAATATGCAAGTTCAACAGCTATGTTGGCACTTGGTGTTGGCGCAATATAATGCGTGTCTTGATCCCAATCAGCATAGTACTTAGGAGTACCCGTTGCTGTTCTATCAGGCCAGTACTCTGTCATAAATGAAATATCCTTCTGTAGCAAGGTTGTTCTTACATCCGCAACAACAATTTGAAGATATCGGGTAGCTCTCCAGTCTCCTGGAAGGGAAAGAAAAGCGATATCTTGGGTTAAATTAGCCGTGTCATATTTACGGTAATAACTGAGATCCACTTCCTTAAATATTTTATTTTCAACATTAACAATGAATGTATTAATGACCGCATCCGAAAGTACATCACTGGAAGTTTCCGTGTAATTTCTTACATTAGTTAATAAATCAGAATAATCGGTCATGTTGTGGTTACCGTAACATTTCCTACAAAGCTATGCAACCTTGTGGGTTGATTAGGTCGTTGAACACTTAGTGGCTGCATACTTCTGACGAATCCTGGATAAGACACTCCATTGGCATGGTAGAGAGTCACTGATTCCTCCAATGTTTGAAAACCATTAACTGTGGTTCCATCTCCCACTCCATCATACACTCCACTTAACACTGACTGATTATTAGCCTTGCGTACATTAGTATAACCCACAAAAACTGTAGCATTAGCAATTTGAGGCTTTGCATGCTGTAGTGCCTGAGGATCGGTGGGATGGTATCTGGGGTCTAATTGAGGCTGTTTAGGTTCATATTCACTGTAATGAACCCATGATCCCGTCCATTCCTTAACCATTTCATTATAAGGAAACGCCAAACCTGATCGATCTGAAATTCGTAATGCAAATTTTCCTGACGCGTATCTAGCCATAATTTTTCCTTAAATAAGATAGTTCCATTCGGGAGTAAAACTAAAATCAGATGTCTCCCTATCGGTATCAGCCGCTCGTTTAAACTCTTCTTCATAAATTTGTTTTAATAATTGAATTCTGTCAGGGGCGTATTTCATTGCCAGGTAATACGCTAGTCCTGCCGTCATACATGGAATAAAACGAAATGGAACTTGTGCATTATTGGTATAATCCCCAGCATCAAACATACGGACTAATGCATAATACACCATTGTATACGCTGTATCAGCCGCTGGATATAAATACAAAGTAGGGTTAATTGTTCTTTCCAGATAATATTGTGTTGGTCTTCCAGTCGTTGATTTAACTGTATACCCAAAATATACATCTCTTCCTATGCGAGTTACCGCATAATCACTAGTTGTCCCTCCTGATGTCTGTTGCATTACCATATCGGTAATGTCAATTATCTGCGCACTATCTCCTGCTGTAGATCCAAATAAATCCGTACCACTAAGACTATTAACGTTCGCCGCTACTGTTTTAGATTGTCTTTGAATAGTCCAAAGATTAAGTCCTCTGTTAGCCCAATCAGCGAAAATAATATTTAATGAACGTCGTGCGGTTTTTATTTCGTAACCTGTACGATCTTGTAAACCGCACCGTTCAAAAGCTTCTTCAACAATATCATCTATTGCTAAGTCAAAGCTCGCTGTAGAGGCATAAGTAGGCATCGATTATCTTATTATCGCACCACCACCACGCTTTGCAGCGCCCATGGATCCACCTTTTTTCTTATTGATAATGCCTTTTCCTTTTCCTCCGCCCCATTTTCCATAGGACTCATCTCTACTTGCTTTTAGTTGTTTTTTAGTACGAGGTTTTCTAACCCTCATTGCTATAGACTCGTCTTTACGGTCTTTATATCCTTGTGCCATATTAGCCTCCTTGCCGATGGTATTTTTTCCAGGTTCTCCGCTTATGCTTATTCTTAGGCTTTGACCTAGGGGATCTTCCTATACTAGTCCTTTTTTTGATTGGTGTAAAGTACGTTGAACGAGTGAATATCTGAACCACTGTAATTATTTACTATTCCATTTTTCCTTGGATCTAAGTGTCCATCTTTCAAAAGCTTCCTTGCTTATTTTCTTCTTTACCATCTTCGCCCCTTCTGGGATCTCCGTATGCAATGTCAGGATTTCCCCGTCATCACTCAGTTCCACCAACGCAGGACCGCAGAATGCGTCCTTTGTATAATCTGTTTCTTTTTTCTTGAGTATTCTCACTTCCTTCATGCATGAGGACAGTGATTCCATTGGAACATACTGCGTCATTCTATGCTCCTGATCGTTCATATTACCGAATATAAACATAACGATGACGCTAATTACTTCCATTTGATTCCCTCAATTTATCCTTGAGCTTCTCCACGTCATTAAGCAATCGCTCTATGTCCTGCTGCGCTCTCTTTATGTTCACGGAATTTGACATCATTGACTCCATATCAGACTGCATAGACTCAATTTGAGAACTAAGAAATTCTATGAGAAGGTCCTGCTGAGCGTCCGCGGGGAGGGACCCTAATTCACCTCGCGGCCATTTTATGCGGAATTCCGTGTTTTTCGTGAGGTCTGATTCGGATAAGGTTACACGCGTCTCAAGCGTATTTAGGCGCTCCTGGATCCCAAAAAAGGCCCAGACGCCGACCGCTGTGGCCGATAATATGGCCAAAAGGTTGCGCATAGGCATGCTGATCGCTGTGCGGTCCGATACATCGAGCCTGTCATTAGCCATTACACCACCACCATTACAAATATTATTACTGTGAGAACTGCTAAAGTTATAGATGATTTATCAAACCAATCAAACATTAGTCGCCATAAGAGTAGGAACCACCTTTAGTCTGGTTCTGTTGAATCATATTATTAGACCCTCCCTGCAACATTTCGAAGAGATCCTTATGCTGGCGCTCTATGGATTTATTTTGCTTAACTATTTCTTTGTCTTTTTTATTCATCTGCTTCATTTCTCTTTGCAACTCCTTGACATCTGCGATGAGATTTTCCAAATCAATTTTCATTTTGACCTGATTTTCGATGACTTCTTTTTTATTCTCCTCTTCGAAGCTTTTGTACATCTGGTCCACCCGAGAATCAAGTTTCGAGACGTACCATATGACTGCCACACCCTGAATCAGCACAAACGCCACGACGGCGAATGATATTTTTAGCCCGTTCATTGCTGTGCCACCATCACAATTACTCCCCCCACAATCCAAATAGCATATACAGTTATAATCAATTCCATTTTATTCCTTCCATACAAACTCCTGTTTCACGGTTATCTGCATTGAATCCTTTCTCTGATCTTTTTTGTCATTATCCTTGTCCACTTCATCTTGTCCATAGGTTGTAGTGACACTTGTTTTATGGGGTTTCATAGACATACCCGAATATACATTACATCCATACATACTGAGCGCACTAATGATAGCCAAGCTAAACATTAGCTTGTACATTAGCCTTTTTGATAAAGGATGGTTCCGTAGATAACTGTTGTAAATGTATATTTTAAGCTTGTATCAACTTTAATTCCATCGCCAGGAAATTCAATATAATTTGAATTTTCTGTTGTAGCGCCATCTGGTATTTGTATTTTAAATACCTCAGTTGTATCATCATATAATATGATTGTGCCAGTAGCTTCAGTATTCATATAATAAACACCTAAAATTCTAGCAGGACCATTATATATAGTTTGACCTGAGCCAACTGAAGTAACCGAGAACGAACTTATGGATCCTTGAATACTCATCTTTTTTATCTCCTATAAAAGGTAGGGCTTTTACACCCTACCTTGGTTAATTGTTATTACTTAGTAGATGAACTACCAAAGCTTCTAGAACTAATCGCTTTAACATAATCAACCCACATAATAGCTGCGGTTGTTGTATTGTTTTTAGTTCCCATCATAAGTCCTAATGCCAAATCATCAGGTAAATTAGTAGTT